TCGAGCAACTGCGCAGCATGGCCGTGTATGGGGCCGACGCGCGCGCCCTGATCGTGAAGGCCATCGACGCGCTGCGCTGATCCTTGGTGGCTACGCGGCCGGCTCGTTGATGTGGTGCCAGGGGGCTGGACCGGTCTGCGATGCCCAGCCCGCCAGGGCCTGCCCGTCGTACAGGCGGATACCCTGCGCGACGGCGTATGCGGCGGCCTGCCGGGTGAAGGTGCTGGTGGTGACCAGGGCAGCGACGTGGGCGCCGTGCACGGTGTAGCAGGTGCCGCCGAAGCGCTGCATGTCGGGGGAGCCGACCTTGTGGGTGGGCCCGTACCGTTTGCACTGGATGACGATGCGGTGCCCAGTGGGGGTGGTGGCGGTGACGTCGGCCCCCAGGTCTCCGGCTCCGCCGACGACCTTGACATCTGTGCAGCCGTCGCGCTGGCACAGGTAGGCGATGGCGTGCTCGAACTCGCCCGGGCTCATGGTGTGGTAGCGGGCCACCTCGCGGGACTGCACGGCGCTGATCTGCGCAAGGCGCGCGGCCTCGAGTCGGCGCTGCTCTGCCTTGCGGGCGCGGCGCGCCACGTAGATACCGGCGGCGGCGAGCGCGGCCAGGAGCAGCGGGATACCGACAGCCGGGCGGTGCTTGACCAGCTGGAGGAGGATCGCCATCGGGACACCGACGCCCCATAGGGCGACGATGACGTAGAACATGCAGGACGAACCGCGGGTGCGGCGTGGCGACATGAAGGTCCCCCCCGGGGCGTGATACGTGGCGGAAGCGTAGCTGTACTGCGCAGGAATTGTGGCCAGTTGACGGATGCGTTGTGAGTCCGGGCATGACGAAAACGCCCCCAACCACGGCCGTGAGGACCGTGGCTGGGGGCGTTCGTGGTTCAGCGGAGGAGGAGGGCGGCCGCGCCGGTTGCAGCGCCAGCCAGCCCGGTGAGCGCGCCCAGGGCGCCGAGCGGCCAACGGCGGTTCTTCAGGGCCTCGATCTCGGCGCGCAGCTCCCCGATGTCCTTGTCGGTGTCGGCGCGCAACTGCTTCACGTCCTCGTCGGTGCGGGTGGTCCGCGCGACGAGAACGGCCAGCTGCCCCTTGATCTCCGTCAGGCCCGTGCGGATCTCCCCTCTCAGCTCGGCCAGCTCGACCGCGACGACCGTGGATTCCGGCGGCGTCACTCGCGGCCTCCGTCGTCGGTCCGCAGCCAGGACGGGAGCAGCGCCTGGACGGCGGGGACGGCCATGATGCGGGTGATGCCGCCCGCGATGGCGAGCGCGCCGGCGACCCAGGGCAGCGCCTGGGGGATCCCGGAGGCGCCGACGACGGCGGGCAGGACCGCGGCGATGCCGAGGGTGGTCTGGAGGATGGTGCGCAGGGTGCGCTTGGTCGAGTCCTTGGCCATGGTCAGGCCCCCTTCTTCTCGAGCGCGGTGACGCGCTTCTCCAGGGCGTTCAGCCGCTCCTCGACGGTGGGCTTCGGTGCCGGCGGGGCGGGCGGCTTGGGTGCGGGCGGCTTCAGCGTCCAGGCGCCGGGCTTCGCGGCGAGGCAGGCCTGGATGTAACCGCGCACCGTGGGCATGGCCACGGCTGCGCCCTTGGGGTCGGACTTCCAGTCGGACCACTCCAGGTGGCCGATGGCGGACTTCCCACCCCACTTGTGTGCCCGACAGATGGCGGCGGAGGCCTTGACCATCGCCTGCACCTGCGCGTCGGGCCACGGGTCGTGGCCGTCACCGGCGTTGACGCACTCGAAGCCGTAGAAGCGGGCGTTGCCGTCCACGGCGCCGGGCTCGCCCTCGTGCTTGTCCGTGGCGGGCGGCCGGGTCATGTAGGACTCGGAGATCACGGCGTTGAGCACGTCCGGGTCTCCGCCGCCAGCGTGGTTGGCACGGCCGTTGCCGACCAGCCACACCTCGCCCTTCTTGTCGATGACGCCGTGGCAGAGCGGGCCGGGCAGGTCGGCGCTGCCGTTGTAGCAGTAGTCGACCATCCCGTTGAGTCCGGCCGTGTGGTGCAGCATCACGCCGTTCACGGGACCCCACGCGCCCTTGGCGTTGCGGTTGTGGTGGCGCCAGTCGCGCACCTCGTGCACGACTAGGCCCTCGGCCCTGAGGGCCGTCACAAGCTGATCTGCGGTCAGTGGCGTTGCCATCAGATGGCCTCCAGAGATGACGAAGGCCCCGGCCATGGGCGCGGGGCGGGCGGGGTGGGGCGGGTTCAGCCGAGGCGTTCGACGGTCAGGAAACTGCTTGCGAGAACCGACGTCGCGGTGGCGTTGGCCGTGTTCTGCGTCCACTGCAAGGTCACGTTCCCGGCGGTGCTGCCGACCGTGACGATGCCTTCCTCCTCGATGGCGACGGCCGCCGTGTCGACCTGGTAGACGACCGTGGTGGTGAAGGCATGGCCCGAGGCACGGACGGCGGTGTTCGACCGGGAGGTGAAACTGGCGGCTGTGTCGGTCGGGCCCTGGCACATCTTCAGACCAGTGGTGCCGGTGGGCACGGCCCAGGCGGTCTTGAGGTCGGGGGTGGCGCTCGCGCTGAGCGCGAAGATGACGATCCGCACCCGGTAGATGCCGTTCGCGACCAGCGGATAGGACAGCTCGGTGTCGTTCTGGAGTGCGGTGGTGTTGGTGACGTCCTGGTTCGCGGTCTTCAGGACCAGGACGGTCTGCCCGGCGGCGAGCAGCGCAGCCGTGATGCGCTGGCCCGGCAGCCAGGAGGGATAGGTGCTGGCCATGGGGCTCCTACAGGGAGACGATCGTCGGCTGGGTGAGGCGGACGTCAGTGCCGGCGCTCTGCGCCTTGCTGACGCCGTTGACGGACCGGAGCACCGTGAAGGTCTGCGGCGAGGTGCCCCCGGTGACCTTGGTGACCGTCACTACCTCGCCGCCGACGCTGACATCGAACGGGAAGTTGTCGGCGCCGGTGTCGGCGGCCGCACTCAGGCGGGCCACGTCGACGTACAGCTGGTGTGAGGCGGGCGGCGTGCCGGTGACGGTGGGCACGATCTGTGCCCAGGCGGCGCCGGCCGGGGCGGTGAAGGTGCCGTCGTAGTCCGTCCACACGCTCGCGGCGACGGTGTGGTTGACGGTGCTCGTCGACAGGTAGCCGAAGCTGCTGTTGAACCAGTTGACGTTCAGGTCGATGCTGCGGGCGACGGGACACAGCAGGTATGCGCGGACCCGATAGGAGGTGCCCGCAGTGACGGCGGTCATCCCGGAGACGGCCTGTGCCAGGCTGGTGACGCCGTCCGGGGTGAGCCGCAGCGACCACGACCCGCCGAACGGTGCGCCGGTGGGGGTGGCGACGCGGTCGATGGTGCCGCCGGACGCGGACCAGTCGGACAGGCCGGCCTCGAACGTCGGGTTGAGGTTGAGGATGGCGCCCTGCACCCAGACCGGGCCGTCCGTCGTGACCACGCTCAGGGTTGTGGCGGTGCTGGTGGCGCCTGCCGCGAGCTGCGATCCGCTGGTGTCCCCCGTCGCGTACACCAGGTCATCGGTGACGCCGACGTTCCACGGGCTGGCCGGTGTGCAGTTGAGCTGCAGGCCCCAGTCGTTCGGGTGGCCGATGACCTCGCTGTAGCCCTCCATGATCAGGTCGATGGGGCCCGGCGGCAGCCAGGCGGGCGGATTCGCGATCTGGATGCGGTCCCCCGAGTCCAGGCTGGTGACCGTGTCCATGAGGGAAGGCGCGGCGGCCAGGTCCAGGTTGACGACCGGATAGCGGGCCTCGTCCACGGTGCCCAGGTGCAGTCGCCATCCGGCGTGCCGCGCAGGCTGGTCGTCGTCGTACACGTTGAGGGTGACCGACTCGTCGTAGACACCGACTCCGTTGGGGGGTGCCTGCGTGGACAGGGCCCCGGTGTCGAGGGTGACCCGTGCCGAGGCGCCGCCGTCGCGGCTGACGGTGATGTCGTTGCGGACGTGCTGGTCGTCGTCGACGGGCTCCAGCGGCGGAGCCACATGGCCGCTCGCGGTGTAGTCCAGCCGCAGCGCCGGCGCCTGGCTGCACAGCGAGGCGCGGTCGCGGTAGACGAGGCCCAGCGTGTCGCGCCGCTCGTGGAGGATGCCGCCGTCCACGTCGGCCGCTTCCTCCAGCAGGGACAGCAGTGTTTCCGGCCGCTGCGGCCCCATGCGTTCCTGGCTGGGCACCGAGCCGTACACGGTGACCGGGATGTTCTCCTCGGAGGCCAGCCTGTTCATGCGGGCTCCGGCGGTCTCCCCCCTGAATCCGTCGTCGGCGCTCTCGTAGACCGTGACCCCGGCTGCCGGGGCGGTGGTGCCGCCGATGTCCCACGCGGCCAGGTGGCCGATCGTCATGCCCTGGAAGTCGGAACCCCAGTTCCCGGCGATGCCGGTGATCGTGCCGGGGGTGCCGACGTAGGTGGTACGCGCGTTCCACCAGGTGTTCGCGACGACGTCCCGCCAAGCGACGTTGAGGTAGGCGTTTCCTCCGCTGGTCGCGGAGTAGAACTGCAGGCGGTTCCATACCCCGGCGAAGTCGCTGATTGCGCCCGCATCGTTGAAGAGGAAGAACGCCACCACGTTGCCGTCGTTGTCGAGGCCCTGCACCCGGATCCCGGCCGTCGAGACGCGGCACAGCACCTGGGACACGCCGCCGCTGCCGGGGGCGAGGGTCACGGTGAGCATGGTCTGCTCGACCGTGGGCAGGGACTGCAGCTTGTACACCATCTCGACGTGCCAGCCGCCGGCCTGAGCGCCGGGAACCCGGCCATTCAGTGTGGCGCTCTGGCCGAGCGAGGGCAGAGGGTTGGAGCCGGCGGGGTAGTCGCTGCCACCGAAGGTGAGACCGGACACCTTCAGCGGCTGCCCGCCGCTGACCGCGGACGATGCCTGGGTGGCCGAGGCGCCGTCCTCCATCGGCCAGTACGCCAGCGGGCTGCCGGAGGGGATGCGGCGCCGCAGGGTGGAGTCGAGGGGCTTGGCGCCCTGCCCGTACCGGCGCAGCACTCCGGAGGCTTCGACGCTCACCCGGACGTCCTTGCCGGAGACGTCCCACCGGGCGGGCCAGGATGAGACCTCGCCGACGAACCGTGTGCGCCGGTTGGAGATCACCGCCGAGCCTGCGAGCGTCCACGTCCGGCCCGCGCTGTCGGCGAAGCTGGTGGTGCCCGGCGAGAGGGCGGTGAAGTCCGGGCTGGCCACGACCGTGCCGTTGATGCCGTTGCGGACCTCGGCCTTGTACACCCGCCCGGCGACGGGGTAGCGCTGCGGGCTCACGGTCAGGTCGGCGGGCGCCACCCGTAGCGGCGCCGTGCTGGCGAACGTGGCGGTGGTGCCCGAGATGGTGACCGTGTCGCCGAACTGGGTCCAGGGGCCGGCCATGGTGGGTGCCCAGTAGAAGGTTGCGGTGCGTCCGCCTGCGCCGTTGTCGATGTCCAGCGTGGCCCGCAGCGCGGCCCGCTTGGGCAGCGCGGGCAGGGTCTGGCTGAAGATGCCGCCGGTGAATCCGTCGGTGCTGTGGTGCAGCACGAGAGTGTTGTTCTGCAGGCGCAGCATGTACGCCTTCTGGTTGCCGGCCGGTTCCCACTTGCCGAGCAGGACCTGGGCGCCGCTCTGGTTCCAGTTGGCTTCGCCTTCCCAGCGCAGGTCCAGGTCGCCGGTGATGTCGAGCACGGCGGCGTCCGGGGTGGTGGCGTAGTTGGCCGGGTTGCCGTCCAGCTCGAGGTACGACGTCGGCCCGGGCACGGACACCCGCAGGGGGGTGTTGCGGCCGATGAGCCCGTACAGGTCGCTGCGGGGGTTGCGCGGCGAGTACCGGCCCAAGATGCCGGGCGCGACCTTGGAGGCGCCGTTGTTGAAGGTGAGCGCGCACTTGCCGGGGTCGGTGCGGGCGCCCTCGTCCGCCCGACCCCGGCTGATGCTGATCTGCTCGGCGGTGTAGACGTCGGCTGTGACGTCCGTCCAGATGCCGCCGATGAGCAGCTCGATCCGCACGTCCAGCGGAGTCTGCGGGAACGCCACGATGCCTCCCTACTGCCCGAAGGCGACCTGTACGTTGCCGCGTCCCTGGACACGGGTGATCTTCCGCATGAGCTTGTGGAAGTCGTCCACACCGCGGCCCGTCTCGAACCGCACCACTACGGTTCCTCCGCCGCTCTGGGCACCCATCTGCGGTGCCATGCCGGTCAGCGGGCGCGGACGGGCGGCGGACAGCTCGGGCCGGACCAGTTGGCGCATGGCGGCATCCAGCTGCGGCGCGGTCTGCTGCATTCCCTTGACCACGCCCGGCGGGATGAACCGGCCCACCTCGTCGGCCATCAGCGCCGAGGGCGAGTGGATACCCAGCGCCTTCTTGATCGCTGCACTCATGGCCTGCGCGATCTTCAGCATCTGCTTCTCGATCGCTGCCTGTTCCTTCGCGAGGCCCTTGACGAGGCCGCGCGCGGCCTGGATCCCCGCCCCGTACATGGCGTCACCGGCCACAGACCCGGCCTGGCCGGCGGCCGAAACCAGCTGGGCCTGGGTGCTGTTGATCTGCTTGATCGTGCCCTTGTCCGCCGTCGCCAGGGCCGTGGCGGCGGCCGATCCCCCCTCTACACCCGCCTGCGCGATCTGCGCGATGAGGTCGGAGCGGACTCCCTTCTTGCGCAACTGGGCGAGGTTGGCGGCGAACTGCTTGGCCTGGGCGAGTTTGGCCTGGAGGTTGGTCAGGATGGTGTCGCCGGTGACCGGGCCCCCGCTGGCGTTCTGGGTGATGTTGGCCGCGTCCAGCACGCCCTTCTTCACGTCGGCGGCCAGCTTGTCCCGGGCCTTGATCAGGTCGCCCAGGTGCTTGTTGGCGTTCTTCAACCGCGCCGCTACGGCGCTCTCGTGGTTGGCCAGCCGCATCAGCTGGCTGGTCCCGGCGTTGATGGTGGCAAGGGCCTTGGACCGCTTCTTGCCCGGGCCCAGGGCGTCACGGACGATGTCCGCCAGCTTGGTGGCAGCGGCCTTCACCTGCTTCGTCGAGCCGGTCATCCCCACGATCAGGCCGCGGGCGATCCAACGGCCCTGCGCGGTCGTCACCTTGGACGGGCTGGCAATCCCCAGCGCCTTGGCAATCGGGCCCGGGATCGCCGACTTGGCCCAGCCGAGCAGCTTGGACTTGATCCAGCCGCCCATGCTGCTGATACCGCGCCACAGGCCCTGCACGACGGCCACGCCCTTGGACACCAGCAGGCTGTTCAGGGACGCGACGGCTCGGCCGAGCCTGCCCGGCAGCCCAGCCATCCACTTGACCAGGTCCCAGGCCTTCTGGATGGCCCAAAGGTGCATCTTGATGAAGTAGCCGAGCACCAGGCCGGGCAGCGCCGCCAGGCGCTTGATCCCGTCGAGGATGTAGCCGGCCGCGGCCTGGATCTTCTTCCAGACCCAGTCCCACACCATGAGCGTGTACTTCTTGATGGTGTCCCACTTGGCGATGATCAGGATGACCAGGCCAACGACGATCGCGATGACCCAGCCGACCGGGCCCATGGCGATCAGCCACTGTGCGGCCATGACCGCGGCCCACGCCACCGCGCGGGCGGCCATGAGCAGGAACTGGGCGGACGAGGTGACCGCGGCCCGGATGACCGCGAGGATCCAGGTGCCGATGGAGACGAGCGCGGAGCCGGTCCAGGCTGCCGCGGTCGTCAGCGCGGAGGCCACGGCGCCGGCGGCGATGCGCAGGTAGGCCATGAGGCCGATGCCCATCATCCGCATCCAGTTGCCGATGACGGTCCAGGCCGAGGCGGAGATGATCGCGTTGGCGCCGGCCACCACGGCCGAGATCGTCGAGTAGGTCACCATCGCGGCCCGGACGACCAGGACCGTGCCCGCCAGGCCCATCAGCGTGTACGCCAGCGGCTCGAACACGGCCTGGTTGTCGGTGGCGAACTGGATGAACGTCCCGGAGACCTCGGCCAGCTTCGTCACGGCCTTGCGCTTGAAGGCCTCCAGGGCCGAGGCCGGGCTGTTGCCGACGGTCTTGGCCATCTTGTCGGCGGCGCCGCCGACCTTGCCGATCGCGTCTGTCGCCTGCGACGGGTCCAGGGCGTAGAGCGCGTCACCGAGGTCTTCGGCCTGGGTGCCGAACAGCTGGACGGCAGCGGCGGCGCGCGCGTTCTTGTCGGGCATCGCCCGCAGCTTGTCCAGGGTGAGATCCAGCGCGCCGCTCGCGGAACTGCCACCCTTGGCGATCTTCGCGGCCATGGCTTGCGCGTCCAGGCCGATCGCCTTGAAGCCTTGCGCGGTGGTCGTCGAGCCGTCGATCGCCCGGATGGCGAATTCCTTGATCGAGTCGGCGACCAGGTCGGCGTCGCGTGCGCCGCCCTTGAGGCCCTGCGAGAGCAGGCCCATGGCGGTCTTGCCGTCCAGGCCGAACTTGCGCCACTGGGTTCCGTACTCGTTCACGGTGTCCAGCAGGTCGTCGGCCTTGTTGGCGCCGGTCTGGAAGCCGCGGGTGAGGATGTCGAACGCCTCGTCAGCGTTCTTCGCCAGGCCGGTCTTCAACATCTGGCCGACCGCGGCCGTGGTGGGACCGACCTCCTGATCGAACGTCTCGCTGAGCGCCAGGGCCTTGGTGGTGATGCCCTCCAGCCCGCCCTTGGCCTGGGACACGTCGCCGATGTTCTGGTACACGCCCCGGATGGCGTCATTGACGGTCTGGACAGAGTCGCCCCAGGCGTTGGAATAGACGCTGGCGGCTACCTTGGACAGCTCGGCGGCCTTCTCCGGTCCGATGCCGAGCTGGGCGGCCAGCTTGGCGTTGGCCGCCGACATGTCCATGCTGGCCGCGACGCCGACACCGAGGGCGCCGGCCACGCCCGCGGCGATGCCGGTGGCGGCCTGGTCGAACTTCTCACGGACCTTGCCCAGGGTCTCCGAGACCTGTTCACGGGCCACCAGGTTGAAGACGAGCGAGGTGTCGCTCACACCGACCACCCCCTATGAGCAGGGGGCATCAGCCCCTCTTCAGTTCTTCCTGGGCTTTGCGCTGGGCGTCCTCGTAGGCGTCGAGCCAGTCGAGCAGCGCGTCGGTCTCCTCGACCGTGCACGCGTCCCAGTCACGCGGCCGCATGCCGAGCAGGTGGGCGGCGTCGCCGAGCCGTTCTAGTCGGCGACGGGCAGCTGGGCTTTTCCCTGCTCATCGGGGTCCTCGTAGGCGGCGGCGATCTCCTCGTCGAGCTTGGCGAGGATGGCCGCGCGCTCGTCACCGGACGCGGACTCGGCGACGGCCTCCCGCATCTCGGTCAGCTCGCCCTTGCTGTACTCGAGGGACAGCTCGTCCCACGCGAAGTCCACGTCGTCGAGCTTGAGCGTGGGGTGCTCGCGCTTTTGGAACGTGTACAGCAGAGCGCGCCGGCACAGGGACGAGCCCTGTACGACGTCCTTGGTGAACTCGGACCAGTTGCGGCCGGTGATCCGCTCGATGTTCTCCCGCTCGGCGGACATGATCTTGCGCGGGTTGTACTTCCAGCGCTTCGGCTCGTCGCTGCCCTCGGGGCTGTACACGAGGTACATGTGTCTCCTATCGGGCCCGGTCGGCGATGCGACGGGCCATGTTCTCCATCGCCGCCTCCACGGCGGCCTTGTAGACGCCCTCGCGTCCCTGGAAGCTGCGGTCGAACCAGTCGACCTTGCCGTGCTGGTTGACCCAGACCTCGCGGTTGCCCCAGACCGGGTGACGCCATCCGCTCGCCCGGTTCGTGCGCTTGGGCGCGTTGGGGAAGCCGCGGACGTTCTTCGTCTTGAACGCCTTCACACGGGCGCCGGACCAGCGGCCGCCCAGCTTCACCTCGGGCCGGATCTTCCGCGCGATCGACGAGCGCAGGGCGGGCGCGGTCCGCAGGCCTGCCGAGGACATCGACATGATCTGCGACTTCGCCTGGGTGGCCCCGGGCTTGAGGGCCTCGCGCATGTTCTTGGCGAGTTCTTTGCGGAGGTCCTTGCCGTCCTCCTCGGCCCGGATGGCGCGGACCAGGGCGTCCAGACCCTCGACGGTCTCGACGCCCAGGGCGAACGGCGGGCCTCCGCCGGCCATCAGGCGGTCGCCCGGGTCACGGCCCCGGAGGTGGGGAAGGTCAGGCCGACGGTGGCCTCGTCGCCGACCGAGCCCTCGATGGGGTTCCAGCCCTTGATGAGGATGTTGCCGGTCCACTTCGGGTTGCTGGGGCTGGCTACGGCCTGGTCGGGGCGGACCTCGAACGGAACCACGGTGCCCAGCAACGGCCACATGATCGCGTCGAGCTGGCTGGCGGCGAAGTCCTGGAGGAACTCGACTGCGAGCTCACCGGACTTCAGACCGCCGATGACTTCCTTCCAGCCGAGGCTGGCGTAGTTGGTGACGTCCTTGTCCTCGACCTCGACGGACAGTTCGGCCTTCTTGGTGAAGGTGTTCAGGGTCTGGCCGTTGATCGACAGGTACTGGGCGAGCAGAACCATCTTGGGCATGACGGGGCCCCCTTCCAGGGCAGGACGAACGGGCCCAGGCAGGGCCGGACGGTGGGTGTGTGGCTACTGGATGCCGAGCGAGGCGACAAACAGGAACGACGGCGTCGTACCGGAGATCGTCCAGGCGACGCGCCACCACGGGTCAGTGATCGCGCTGCCCGAGGTACGCAGAATCTGCCCGCTGATCGCGTTGGCCGCGCTGAACGTCAGCCGGGTGGTTGGGCTGCCGAACGTGTTGTCCACGCTGGACTCGACGCGGGCGGTCAGGCTCGGCGTGGTGCCGGCCACGGACAGGACGTGCAGCGCGGCGTACAGCCGCTTGTTCGCGGGCACCGCGCCGAGATTCAGGCCGGTGCCGGTACCGGTGGCGGTGCGGGCGGTGCCGGGCGGGTGGGCGAACTGGCCGCGCACGAGGGGCCAGTTGCTCTTGGCGGTCGACGCCCAGGGGGCGATCTCGCCGACGGCGTCGCCGAGTTTGTAGCTGGCCTGCATGGCGTTGGTCAGGTAGGCCAGGTCGCCGACGTTCGCCGCGTTGTTGGCGCTGATGGACCAGGGGCCGAGGCCCCCGAGGTTGGCCCAGGACGAGTCATCGACCTTGGACAGGTCGAACGCCTCCCACTGGCCCTCGCCGGAAATCTCCGCCGAGGCCAGCCCGCCGATGACTTCCTTCCAGCCGCCTGAGCCGTAGTTCGTGGCGTCCTTGTCCTCGACCTCGGAGGACAGCTCGATCTTGTTCGAGTTGCTGGTGAGGTCAAGGCCCACGGTGAACGCGCGGACGTTGACCAGGACGGTCTTGGACACGTCACCCCTCCTCTTCGGCCGGCGTCTTGCGGCGGCCGCGCCGCTGCTCGGCCGGCGCCTGCTCGCCCTCGGCGGCGGGCTCCTCGATGACTTCCTCGGCGACGCCGCAGGCGACGAGGTGCGCGGCCTCGGCCGTGGGCAGGTCGGTGACCGCGCCCTTGTCCGGCCACGGCTCGCCGTTGCGTGCGGCGCCCTCGGGCATGTCGACCAGCATGCGGATCCGCATCAGCTGCTCCCTTCTCCGATGACCTTGATGGCCAGTTCGGCGCCGACATAGGTGGCGCCGGCGTGCTCGTACCAGCGGTAGCCCTGGATCCGCATGACGTGCAGATCGTGGGCCAGGCCGCCCAGCGCGTACTGGCCGGGCGCCCCCCGCGCTACCTCGATAGCGGCCTTGAGGGAGGCCGGTCCGGAGCCGGACAGCATGCCGTCGAGGATGCGCTGGGCCGAGCGGTCATCCGAATGGGAGACCAGCACGCGGCAGGTGAACGTCAGCTCGTCCAGGCCGCGGGCCATGGCCCGGTCGAATTCCTGCTCGTACTCGGCGACGAAGAAGTGCGGCGCGACAACCGCGTCCGGGACATAGCCCGTACAGGTCAGCTTGGCGATGCCGTCGGGCAGGACGACCGCCTGGGCGGCGTCGGCGAGGGCGTCGCGGATAGCGGAGATCTGCATGGCTGCTCCCTATCCGAACCCGGGCAGGATGTACGGCTCGATCAGCGCCCACACGTCCGGGTCCCGACGCGAAAGGTTGCGCACGCCCCACTCGGCCGAGCCGATGATGCCCTCGGGGGAGTCCTTGCGCTTGTACAGGCGCGAGGCCTGGATGAGGCAGGCCTGCGCGATGTCGTCCGGGACGGCCGGCCAGCCGAAGCGTGCGGTGACCCGGATACGGGTGAACGAGGTGCCCCAGATGCTGTTCGGCCGCAGCAGACCGGTGATCGGGTAGCCGTCGGCCAGGGCGTTGTCGGGGGTCGTCTCGTAGCCGGTGACCGTCGAGTACGAGCCGCCGGAGACCGGCGCGGACTCCACCGTAATGCCGGTGATGCTGCCGATGTCGTCGACCAGGAGGACGTTCCCGTCGTCCTCGCGGACGACCCGGGCGTGCAGCCGGTAGATGCGCGCCGTAGGGGTGGCGTCCAGCCAGAAGCGGCGCCCGGTCGCTCGGTCGATGCCGCGCGACGCCGCGGTGAGCGCCTTGTCCAGCAGAGCGTCCCGGCTCGTGTCGGCCAGCTCGATGCCCATCTGTGTCTTGAGCTCGTTGCGGGTGGCGTACTCGTTGGCCATGTCAGGTGGTCTCCGCGCTCCGTGTCCTGCGGCCCTTGGGCGGTGTCGACCGGGACGACGGCTTGGCGGACTCGGATGTGCCGACGGCGGGCGGCTGGACGCCGTGCAGTCGCAGTTGTTCGTCGACCTGGG